GTAGAGGCACTCCGATGGAAACATTCCCGCTTGTCGTGGCGGTGGCCCGCTGAACAGAGAAGCTTGTCGCGCTGATGCGGGTGACTGTGAACGTGCCGTCAGTGGCAGCTCCAGATGTGAAGTTGAGTGTGACGCTCTGCCCCGTGACCAGGCCGTGCGAGACGCTGGTGGTTACGGTCACTGTCGTTCCGGTCTGCGAGTAAGTGCCGGTGATAGTCGGAGAAGACCGCACCTTCTCGGTTGCCACCCGCGGCGAGGACAGGTACAGAATGCTGTTGTCCGATGTGCCGTTAGTGGCCCCGTATGTCTCCGTGGTGGTGGCCGCCGTGCCGGTGACAGTGCCGGCAGCAGTCTCACTGAACCCAGAGATGACGCGGGCGGCCGTGGATATTTCCCCGTAGGCTCGGAAGCCCGTGCCGATCTTGTCGAGAGCAGCGGCCAGCTCGGGAGTGGATTGGTAATTGGCACCGCCGTCGAGGATGTTCACGCCCACCACGTTGCCACTCTGCACCACCGACTTGAGTTTTGCCGGCCGATCCGGGGTGCCGCCGAGGATCGTGATGTCGGGGGGATCGTAGTAGGATCCGCCACCGCTCTTCACATCGATGCTCTCGATGTAGTAGCCCGTGCCAGACGGCGTCACGGAGGGGGCTGATAGCGGTGCGTCAAGCCCCATCTCCAAGGCGACGTTCGCCAAGTCGGCCGGCCGGTAGAGCTTCGGCTTGGCGTCGTGGCCGTAGACGATGAACATTCTGCCGTGCCTGTCCTCGGCAATGCAGAAGTTGCTGATGTTTGTTGTGCCGTTTTGGGAAATTGGCAGCGTGTCGATCACTCGAGACTGATTGCCGTCGATCCGCCTGACCATCCAAACATCTTCATACGGATCAGTCAGTGATGTGATCTCGCTGATCGTCAACGTCCGAAGAACACGAACCTTCTGAAACCACAAGAAGTCGGATGGGCTGCCGATGATTGAGGCTCGCCGGTAAAGGCCGTAGATGGTTTCATCGTCATACTTGCCGTAAATCTTCTTCAGACCGCGGCGGGCAATCAGCATCCCAGGCCGGCGTGACTGAAGGTTGTTGAGGACGCGCAGCTCCCCCGGCCGCAGCAGATACTGCGAGGCATCCTCATTGAAACCCAGCCACTGTCTGATCTTCATGTAATGTCAGGCCGCATGTGGGAATACCAACCGGCCGACCGCGGGGTGGAGTAGCTGTAGCCGCTCGCATGGCCAGAACGCGGAGTCACGATGTCGGCCTCCATGGCCAATCGCAGATCGCGTGTGAACACGACCATCGCATCGTTAAACGGCTTGCCGGCCATGCGCGCGTACCACATGTCGCAGGCAGACAAGATCGCCGTGTACATCTGCTGGCTCGCGTCGATGACATCCGTGATCGCGTACTTGGTGTTCGCGGGAAGCGTCACGGCTTCGCTCGAGTACAGAACGCTTGGAGACGGCGTGGTATTGCCAACAACGCCACCGTCATACTCGTCTTGGCTTGGGATGCCATACGGGCCGGGGCGGTTGTAGATCGTCTCGCTGCTCACATAGAGGCTTGTTGCAGAGTTCCACTTCTCGATTCGTCGCTCCATCACGAATGGTGTGGTCGAGCCGGCGGGGTCTGCATCCATTCCGGCAGCGCCAAAGCGGATGTAGGCGCTGGCACAGTCCTGCGGGAATGCCGTGCCGGATCCAGTGACGGTGGGGATGTTGCTTGCCGTGGTCAGCGAGAGGCTCACCGTCCCTTGGCGGGCCAGCCGCTCATAGCCCATGTACTTGATGGGCTTCGGCGTGATGCGGTAGGTGTAGTGAACCACCGTGCCGCCGGCCGGGACGCCGACAAACCGCACTTGGTAGCGATCCGGGTCGTTGTCCGACCGCATGATCGTGTAGTAATAAGGCTCGCCGCTGCCCCGCGTGTTGACCTCGAGCCGCTGCCACTCCTGCGGAGAGAGGTAGCAGTGGAGCGTGCCGACCGTGTTCGTCACCAAGGAGTCGATGTCCTTGAGGTCGGCCGGCAGATCGTAGTAGGTCTGGGGTTTGACCGTGATGCCACTGCCATTCTGCTTGGCCGCCACATCGACCGTGACGATGTTCCCATTCACGGATTGGATGCGGATCGGATTGGAGAAGAACTCGGCGCTGACATCGACCATCCGGCCAGGGACAAATCCCGTGGCGTCAGCCACGACCATGTTCTTGCTGCCGTTCGTTACGGTCGCCGTGGTCGTGATCTGCTCGGTCGTGAAGGATCCCGTGCGGGTATGCCAAAGCCAGTTCCGGCACTGCATCACCTCGCGGACGCCGTGGATCACGGCCTGCCGAACGACAGTATGCTCGCCGTCCTGGGCGCCGCCGCCGGCACCGGAGATGAGGTAGTAGACGAGGTCTTGAGCTGTATTCATTTCTTGACCTTCCGGCCGTACTTCGACACGACCATCTCCCGCAGCTCACCGGCCTTCATGCCGGGGTGGTTCTTACGCTCCCGCTGCATCAGCTCCTTGGTCAGCCGATCGCTGAGAGGCTTCGACTTCGCACGCTCGACGGGGATGCCCTTGTGATCCACGGCCCCAGAAACGGTCAGGTTTCGCTCCATAGCGACTCGCTTGATGTCATCCGCACCAGACACCCAGGCCCGCGGGTCGGCCGGCCCACGGCCGTCAGCCAGCCCGCCTGCGTAGTACTTGCCGCTCACGTTGATCCCCGCGCGATTCGCCAGCGTGACGATGTTTCTTGCGTGATCGACGGGCATTTGGTCGAGCTGCTGGTTGTTCATCCGGCCCTGCATGAACGCCCGATCCGTTCCCTTCACCCCCGGCGGCTGTTGCAGGGCGCACATGGAGGCCCACCTCTCGGTCGCCCCCTCGGATCTCAATCTCACGAAGAATTCCACCACGCTGGGGCCGGCGGCTCGCACATCCGCGGGTACGGCGATCGTGGCGATCGAGGTACTTGAAAGCTTTTCGGAGGCCATCAGAAGAGTCTCCCAAGAGGGCGATAGCAGAGTTGCAGGCCTTGCACAGCAGCCCGCGAACGGCGTTTGTGTTGTGGCAATGGTCTACGCACAGAGGCTTGGCTTGGTCGCATATCTCGCACCTACCTCTATTTCTGGCCTCGAGACGCTCGAATGCTGCTAGGGTGATCCCATAGCGCACCCAGAGGTTCGACTGACGTTTCCGCAGCCGTTTGTCCATCAGCCCACGGAGGGTTGGAGTTCCTGCGGAATCTCTGGCGACGGGAGGCCTGGTGGCGCCCCTGCCGCCGCAGCACTTCCATCACCGGGAGGGAGCGATGGTGGCGCGGCGGCAGGGGGTTTCGGCTGCGGGACGAGATACGGGGTGGGGTCGATGTCGAGTGAACCCGCCCAATCCTTCATAAGTGCATTGAACGGCTCAACCACGCCGGCACCAACCAGGCCAGAGAGGATCGGGCCGAGCGTCTGCACGGCGAGCTGCATCTGCTCCACCCTGGTTGCTTTGTTGGGTTTTCGCGCGGATCCCGCTTCCACTCGGTAGAGGAAGTCGCGAGTGAGATCCACAATGTCGCGGGACATCACATGCTGGCCCCACGCAGCGGCGCCGAGCTGGCCAAGCACCGGCACGACATCCTGCGGCTCGAGCAGCCAGCGGGCGGCCAGGGCCTCGCGGCGAGACAACAAGGACATGCAGTCCTCGAGTTCGTTCGCCATGTTGTCGGGCCTGACCGAAATGTTCTCGTTCTTGATCGTTGCTTCTGCGGCGCTTCTGAACTGGCTTCTGGTGTAACCGTACACTAGTTCAGTTAGGCCGGTGCGTTGAGCAAACAGATCAGACACCGCGGAGATGATGTCCCAGAGATCCTTTGTGACCTGTGGGAATTGAAACACCGACATCACATCTTCGATGCGACGGCCGAGCAGCTCGGACAGTTCAACAATCTTGAACCCGCCCTCGCTGGGGGCGAGGATCTGATCTTTGATGTCTTGGTCGGCCGCCTTGGTGACGGCCACCATCGTTTCGCAGCTCGTCGCGATCCGGGTCGCGAGGAAAGACATCGCCCAGTTCAACAGCCGCAGCTCACCGATCGCCGGCCGGATGTGACTGATAGGCCACGCATACCCTGACTTCCAGTGGAACGAGAGCGGCGTGAACGGCCAGCCGTTCGGGTCGGCATAAAACGGGATGGGCCAAGAGGTGCGGGCCACCAGGCTTTGCGGGACGCCGAGCTGCGGATCGACTTCCTCGTCCATCACGGACGGCGGCACATTGAGGGGGTACTGCACACCCTCGCACACCACCAGATAGACATACTTCCCCAGGCTATCGAAGACACCCTTGCTTTCCTTGGGGGCGTCCTTGAGCCGATCGCCCGTCCCGGTCTTCGAGTAGATTTTCCAGAACGTGACCAGCTCGTTCGTATTCTCTTGGGCCTTCTTCTTACCCCGCGGCTCGCGGCCAAGCTTGTTCTCGTCACGCTCGAGGTGCTTCTTCAGATCCTCGATCGGGATGTTGTAGGTGGCGGCGACCTCGGCCATGGGCCGAACGCACTTCCTCGCACACCAGAGCATGTCATCGGGATTGTCGAAATCCGGGTCGATAAGGAGGTTGTCCACCGAATCGTAGAACGAACCGACCATTCGCATCGGCGGCCGGCTGGCGTCACCGCTGGTGTCGATGATCGTCATCTCTGTCCAGAAGACGCCCATCCCCTTGACCATCGCCTCGTTGACCACGCGGCGGGCCTGCTTCTTCAAGTCCAACTCGACGGGACTCCAGTTGAGATAGCTTTCCATCAGCTTGGCGGCGATGCCTCGGCCGTCTCGCTCGGCCTGCTCCTGCATCGCGATCTGCATGATCTGCTGCTGCTCGGGCGTCAGCCCCATCGGGCCGGCCGGCGAGTTCATCCCGAAGGCCTCGGGAGACAACTGCGGATGCCCCATCACGCTCACGGTGCGGACGGGATTCCGGTGGTAGATGACGCTGGCGAAAATCTCGACCAGCTCGAAAACACGGTTGAGCTGAATTCTGAAGGCCGGGGGTGCGATAGAGGAGTTGTACCCGCGCTCGCCGCGCGCATACGAATCCCGCCACATAAAATTGTGTTCACCGTCAAAGAACTGCGAAGCCTCCTTCGCGTCTTCGTTGAACGGCTTTTTATATTCCTGCGCCGCCTTCAGCTTTTTCGTCCACGTTGTGACGATCTGGCGAAGGGGATTACTTGCCGGCAGCTTCTCGGCCACGCTTGTTCTCGCTCTTTTCTGGTGGTGCCATCAGCTCACGAATCGCCTTCGTGCCGGGAGCAAAGTCCCAGGCCCCCAGATCCTGCCAGCCGTGGTCGCCCATGAGGGCTGGATCGTCCTTGTGATGGACGCTATTTCTGACCACGACATAGCCGGTCGGCGTGAAGGTCAGAATGCTTATGGTCGAATCACCCGGTTCTGAGGCGACCCAGCCAACGGTCGGGTCGGAAAATCCCCGTAGGTCTGTGCTGAACAGCACCACATCGCCAATGTTCGGGATCGGCATCGCCCATTGATCACTCATTGCGTCCTCCAGATTGAGGCCCCAAGTAGACATACGAACCCTGCTCGTTTGTCAGCCGTTTTTTTCGCTCAACGAGCCACTTAACCCACCATGGATCCGGTTCGCTGGAGCGGCTCGGCGGGCGGTGGTAATGCGGGCGGTACGCGCAGAGGTACTCCAAGCACTGACAGAGATGGACTTCCCCCTTGGTGTTGGGCTTGTCCGTGACGATCGACAGGCCGGCGACATGGTTCACCTGTTTCCGATACCGCTTGATCTCACGCTCGAGGTCGGGCGCTGATCCTTCCAAGACACGCAGCAGCGGGGTGCCGGCGGGCCGGATGTGCAGGGCATTCCGGGTGGATTCGCAACGGGCGACAATGTCATCACATCCCGCCAGGAACGAGGCCCCGGTGATCTGGCTGCGGATATTGCGTTTGACGAGCTGCTCGGTGTACTGCTCGACCGGGAGCCGGCCCGAGCCGATGTCGCGGAGCCGGCCGCCGTGGGCATCGATAATGAATGCATGGAAATGCCAGCCACGCACCTTCTTCTCGAAGTGTTCCCCGAATATCTGAGCGTTGCACTGCCGCAGGTAGAGCTGATCGTAGACCAGCCAGAAGTCCTCGGAGGGCGGGACTGCGGCAAACAGGATGGCCGTGACGGCGTGGCCTGGGTCGATCACTGCATACCGGCACCAATCGTATGGGATCTGCCCGTCCTTCAGCTCGGCCCGCTTCATCCCGTGGATCCGCATGTCGAACGTGGGGTAGACCAACACGGAGTCTGTGATGAAATCGCCCTCGGCCCGCATGCGGAGAACGTCTTCGCCGGCCGCGGCCCACCGCTCGATCGACTTCTTCTTCTCTTCGTCATCGATGTAGGGATTGTCGAGGAATCGAAGCTTGAACTGCCGGATCGGTGACTTGTCGCCCAGCGCCTGCTCACTGGAGTCGGCTCGTTCCTTGAGATTGAGCAGAGCGTTATTCGTTGAGTGCGGCATAGCACTCCAGCAAAAGACACCCTTACGATCCGCGAGTCGCGCCTGGGCCTCGGGGATGTGACGCTCGTCGTTTAAGTCCTCGTCACAGTGGATACGATTTGCTTGATACCCCTGCGCCGGCTCGCCTTCACTACTGAAGAAGTGTATTACCCAGCCAGTAGTAAGGGTGCATTGCTGCATGTAGTTGGCGCTCTTCAGCACCCAGCTACTTGCTTTCACAAGCCGGGGAGGGATGAGCGGCGGCGCCGGCTTCCGCTCCGACTTGCGGGCCGCATCATTCACTGGGTCATACGCCCGCCACTCGCCCGTCTTCTCATCCTTGATGATGTAAAACGCGCCTGGGCCGAACAGCATCGGCACAACCACTAGCCCGATGTGCTTCCAATCCCGGCCGATGATGACGAGGATGCCATCTTTTTCGGGGTACTTCTTGTAAGGATCCTGACCAGTGACGGCGCGTGCGTCCTCCACAAACGTGCAAAGACTCTTGCCGCTGCGGTTGCCTCCGATGACCAGAATTTCAGACGCTCGGCACTGATGGATCGGCTCCTGCTGGGCGTTCGCCTTGTACAGCCGCAGGGCCTCCGTCTTCCGCTCCCGCAGCTCGCTTTGAAGTTCTTTGAGACTTTCTTTTTGGTACTCGGATATGGTCGGTATGCTCGGGATCTGCGGCGCATTCACTTTCGGGTGCCGCTTCCTCCGGGGCCGGGAGGGCTTCTGCGGGTCGGACATTGATGGTTCTCCCTTGGAATGCAGACAGTGCCTGCTCAAACCTCTGGTTCAGCTCGTTCTCCAGCTCCTCCTCTGACCACAACGACAGTGGCTTCTTCGCGCCGCCACTGTCCACGTTCTTCGTGACCATGCGGCAGATCGTCTCGAGGAGGCGGTTGCGGGCCGAGCTGCCTGGAGCTGAGTCCCAGTACTGCTTCACCATGACGGCCGCCATGCCGCCGGCGCCGCCGAAATACTGGAAAATCCGCTCAATCACCTCGGCGGTGTGCGGGATATTCGACCCGCCCTTCTGGGCCGAGCGGAGGAAGAGGTCAACGCCGGCCTCCTCGATTGTGCTGAGAGCCTCGGATCGCTTGAGGGCCGCACGATCCTTGCTCTCACGCCGCTGCTTGGCACGACACGCCAAGCACTCGGCAGTGAAGATTTCGAGATCCTTCCGCCACCGGAAATGCTGCTTGTCGAGCGGGAAGGAATTACCGCAGACGTTGCACGTTCGCTCTTCCATGTCTGTAAAGCATAACAGCCCGCGGTGTTGAGCCGCGAGCTGTTAGAGGCATTGATGATGTCAGCGGCTGATCAGATCGCGTCGTTGATCAGATTGATCCGCGTGAGGCCGGCAGCAGCCGCGGTGTTGGCACCGACAATCTGCTGGCCGATGACCACGCCAGTGTTCCGCGCGACGATCGACCCGGCAGTCGTGGAAGCTTCCACGGCCACGCCAGCGTTGATGGCCGCTGCGGTCTGCTTGGCCGAGGTCGGCCCCTTGACCACAACCCACACGATGTCGTTCGACCGCAGCTCGCCGGTCAGGTACTCGTCCAGAACCCCGTAAGCAGCCGCCGCCGCGTGCGTGGCCTGCGTGAGGTAGTTCGTGTACTGCGTCAGCGGCGCCGCGGCCTCGAACAGGACAACCTGTCCAGCGACCGTCGAGCCATCCGTGACGGTGCTGCCCTTGTAGCGGGCGGCCACGCAGTAGACGAGCCGATTGCTGTTGCGAACACCTGTCGAAGGGTTAACGTCTTGGAAGACCTTGACCTGGCCAACGATCTCACCACCGGCAATCGGATTGCTGCCGGCATCGAGTTCGATGGCTTCGCCACCGAGCAGCGTCGTGCCACGGCGGAAACTGG